GCTTCAATGCGGACAACACCGTATCCTCTCTGAGTGCATCGGACTTCCGCACAGCCATCGGCGCTGGCACTGGCGGCGGCTCGGTAACTTCGGTTGCGGGCACGGGCTCGGCCAACGGCCTGACGCTCTCGGGCACCGTGACATCTTCGGGCAACATCACGCTCGGTGGCTCCGTCACAAGCCTGACCACGACCAACTTCACAATCATGGAAGAAAGCGGTAAGCTCGTGATCAAGTATGGCGGCACAGTGGTTGCCTCGTTCAGCAGCGCAGGCGCTCTGATTGCCAAAGACAACATCACCGCCTACGGCACCCCATAAGGAGCAAGCATGACAATGCCATCAAGCGGCCCCTTGAACATGGGGGGCACATCAAGCCCGGTCAGTGTTGCGCAAGAGCTTGGCCTGAGCCTGACTGCGACCATTTCGATGAATCAGACCAACGTCCGCACTTTGGCAGGCGTCAGCACGACCAGCGGCACCTCGTGGAGCATGAGTTCGCTTTACGGGAAGTCGAACGCTTACACCATTGAGTATTTGGTTGTTGCTGGTGGCGGCGGAACTAACAGCTCATGGGTTGGAGGCGGTGGTGGTGCGGGCGGGTATCAGACAGGCAGCGCGTCTGTCGGTTCTGGTGTTTCGATTTCAGCCACGGTGGGGTCAGGCGGTGCTGGCACAGACGGCAGCAGTTCGTCATTTAACTCACTATCGTCAACCGGCGGAGGTGGTGGTGGTGTTAATTTTCCCGCAAGGACAGGCGGTTCGGGCGCGGGGAACGGGACAACTTACGGCAGTGGGGGTGGCGCTGCCGGTATTGCGGGGCAAGGCAACAACGGCGGCGCTTCGGCCACATTTGATGACTACTACGGGTTTTTTGTAGTTTTGGGTGGTGGTGGCGGCGGTGCGGGTGCCGTTGGCGGAAATGGCAGCGGAAACCCGTATTTTGGAGATGCGGGTGACGGGGGTAATGGCCTTGCATGGTCGAACGGAGTGTTTTATGCAGGTGGCGGCGGGGGGGCTGCGAGAATTAGTGGGGGTGGTGGTACTTCCGGCAGCGGAGGTTTGGGGGGTGGTGGTGGCGCAACGGTTAACGGCACGGCGAATACTGGTGGTGGCGCTGGCGGGAATCCTCCATCAGGTTTGCCCGATAGAAACGGCGGCTCTGGAATCGTGATCATTCGCTATGCAGGGGCGCAAAAAGGCACCGGAGGCACCGTCACATCTGCTGGGGGGTATACCTATCACACATTCACTTCTTCCGGGACATTTGTATCATGAGCCAGTTTGCCCAAATTGATGAGAACAACATTGTCCAGCGTGTGCTGGTCATTGACCAAGCCGAAATCAACACGGGTAACTGGGGCGACCCGGCAACGTGGATTCAAACAAGCTACAACACAAGCGGGGGTATTTACTACACTCCAAACGTGGCCCCGCCAACACCCGATCCAGATCAATCCAAAGCGTTTCGCAAAAACTTTGCGGGTATAGGGTATACATGGCTACCGAATGGTCCCGAGGGTGGCGGTTTTGTGCCGCCAAAGCCATATCCATCATGGACTGTAATGGACAGTTTTTCTTACCAGTGGCTTCCACCAGTGCCAATGCCCACACCTCACAGCCCTCCGTACTACACTTGGGACGAGGAAACGCTTTCGTGGGTTCTTGTGTCTCCAAACTTCAACGGGGAACTCCCTGTAACAGAGCTTTAAATATGCAACAGCCAAACATAAAAATCACGCACATCCATGGCCTGTTCACCCGCATGATGCATTTTGAAAATGTGGGTGACACTGAGTTGGGGCACAAACACCAGTTCGACCACGCAACGCTTGTTGCGCACGGCTCGGTTTTGGTGCGGTGCCGGGGGAAAGAAACGGTGTTTAAAGCCCCGCAACTGATCTGGATTGCAGCCGATTTGGAGCACGAGCTTGTAGCCCAAGATGCCGGGACTGTCTGCGTTTGCCTGCACACAACGGAAAGCGCCAAGCTGATTGATTGCATTGTTTCGCCAGACATGATCCCTGCTGGTGCCGAAGAATCGTTTGCCCGTAGCACTTCTGGAGAAACCCCATGAAACTGATCGCCATTCTCTGCGCCCTGTCCCTGACGGGCTGCGCAACCAACTCTGAATACGCTGCCTACGCTGATGCCCACAAAGCACAAGCAGCAGCCCAAACAGCCCGTTTCCAAGCCCTTGCTGACATTGCTCGGCAGGGTGACACCACAGCCAAGGTTGCTGCTGTCATGTCCTTGCAAATGGGCGGTGGTCAGCAGAACGCTCAGATCAATGCGCCCAAGTCATGGGCTGATTACGCCATGCAGTGGACCGGCCTGTTGCTGCCAACCATCGGGCAGGTGTACACCGTAAACAAGCAGACCAGCTTGGGTATGCGTCAGTCCGACAACGCAACAGCTTTGGGCATCAGCACCAACGCAGCTTTTGTGGGCATCGCCTCGCAGATTCAAGCACCGGCGGCCAACGTGACAACCATCGGCGGCAACGGCGTGATTGGCGCAGGCACTTACTCGATTGGAGCGAACAGTGGGTCAAACTCTGGCAACAGTGGTCGCCTTGCTGGTGGCGGTATTACTGACAATACGGCTACTCCAACTGTGGTGACCAGCACCAACACCACCAGCACCAACACCACGACCAACACCATCACACCCGCAGCAGTGCCATGAAAGACTGGGCTGTTGCATTCATTGCAGCGGCCCTTATTGTTGGGCTAGTGGTTTGGTGCGCCCGCGTTTTAATCTGGAGTTTGAATGGCGGATTCTGGCGATAAAGCCCTCGGCGTGCTGGACAAGGTGCTGGCCTATGTCGATTCACCCTTTAAGCTGGTCGCCATCCTCGTCATGGGTCTGGTTGCGTTTGCCGGGTACTTTGTCTGGCAGAACCAGACGGTGCTGATTGGTGCATACCAAGAGAACAAGAAGATGCCCGTGATCCACGAAGATCGGGTTGACGATGCGGCAAGTGTTTTGTTCAAACAGACCGACGCCAAGTTTGTTGCCATCTTCAAGGTCAACCCAATTTTTGGCACACGGGTCTTGTACCGCCTGTACACCAAGGACGGGCGCAGTAAGGAGATGGAAGGTTTGGATGTTGGCCTGTTCACAACGAACGTAGCAAACAACAACGACGTGGTGAAGTTGATGGCGGGTGAGACGCCGTGCAGTCCATATCTGAGGGCGCAGTCGGAGTTGGGCATTTGGTATATTGCGCAGGGCGTTTCGTTCACCTGCCGTATCAGCATACCGCCAGATCGCAGCAGGTTCATTGGGCAGATTACGGCTGGCTGGGTAGAGCAGCCGCAGAACATGGAACACGTCCACTCCATGCTGGACATTGCAGCAAACATGCTTGTTAAAAGGGGTCATTGATGCTTTCACTGTTTTCAACTCTTGGGGGTCTGCTGATCTCCGGCCTCCCAAAACTGCTGGAGTACTTCCAGAACAAGGCTGACCAAGCGCACGAGCTGAAGCTGGCCGCGCTGCAGAACGAGCGTGAGCTGGCCTTGGCCGCTCAGGGCTTCGCTGCCCAACTGAAGATTGAAGAGGTCCGCACCGATCAGATCGCCATGGAGACCGACGCCCGAATGACTGAAGCCGCGCTTTCGCACGACGAGAAGGTGCTTGAGAAGGCCAGCAAGTGGGTTGCCAACTACGTGGGCACTGTGCGCCCCACTGTGACCTACATTTTTGTCCTTGAGCTGGTGTTGATCAACGGCTTCATGGCTTGGTATCTGTGGAACCACCCCGGCCTGATCACCAACATTGATGATGTCATCAAGTACGCCGACCTGATTTTCAGCGCTGACGAGATGGCAATGCTGGGCGGCATCATCGGTTTCTGGTTCGGCTCTCGCGGCTGGAGCAAAAAGTGAAACTGAGCAGGGCAGGCGAAGACCTGATGCACCGGTTCGAGGGCAAACGCTCTCGGCCCTACCTGTGCCCAGCGCACATCTGGACGATTGGCTACGGCCACGTCCTGTATCAAGAGCAGATCAGGCTCCCCGTGATGCGGGTCGAAGGCAAGCCCAACCCCATGATCCGCAAGGAAATGCCACTGAAACCGGAGGACAACCGTGTCTGGACGAAAGAAGAGATCGACGAACTATTCCGTGTTGATGTCGAAACTTTTGAACGGGGTGTTCTTCGTCTTGTTCCCGGCGTTGTTGGGCGGCAAGGCGCTTTTGACGCTCTTGTCTCTATTTCCTTTAACTTCGGGCTAGGCAACCTGCAGCGCAGCACCATCCGCATGAAGGCCAACCGGGGTGATTGGGAGGGAGCAGCCGATGCGTTCCGGGCTTGGACCAAGGGTGGCGGCAAGGTTCTCCCCGGGCTGGTCAAGCGCCGAGAGGCCGAGATTGCGCTGTTTCTGAGTTAAGTGCGAAAATGCCACAAAGCTGAGGTAAACAATGCCACTCAAGAAAATCCTTTTCAGGCCGGGTGTAAGTCGAGAAAACACCAGATATTTGTCGGAAAACGTCGGACCCAC